AAATACTGCATTAGCATCTAATCCTAATTGTCTAGTTGCTGCAGCTGCTACTTCTAATACTTCCGATGTGGCTGCTACTTTACCACTGAATCCAGCCATTGAAGTTGCTGCTGATCCAGTTAACCTTATTGATTCTACTTGAGCTTTATTTACAGCTATGAATCCTTTACCAATTGCTGAGATTATAGTAAGAGGGTCAGTTAAAGCTTTTCCAAATCCTTTAGCTAATGGACCTAAACCAGCCATTGCAGGGAACATGTTATTGGCATCTTTTGCTGCCTCACGCATTGACTCCTCAGCCTCTTCTAATGCATCAGCTACTATTTTAGAATCTAAACCTAATTGACCCATTAACCCTCCTAGTGACTTTACTAGTGAACCAGATAGGCCTAACTTTTTATTTATTTCTTCTTCCTCTTCTAATCTCTTCTGTACTTTTTCAAGTATACCTTGTTCTAATGATAAATTATTTTTAAGAATAGATGCTTCGTTAAATGCCTCTTCTCTCTTTGCTTTAGAAACTTTTAAAGTACCGTGATTTTTCTTTAAGATTTCATCTGTGATTCCATCTATATTCTTTCTAAGATCTATATCAGTGTACTTAGTCTTAACTGCTTCTTTCTCTAATTCTAAGTCTCTCTTTTTAGCTTCTAATTTTGCTACTCTATCTTTTAATTCTTTTTCCGAGAGCTGCCTTATTCCTTCTTCATCATTTAAAAGCTCTCTAGATATATCTCTAATACCTCTTCTAGCTTTTAACGATCTTTTAACTGCAGTATCATTATTATTAAGTTCAGCTAAATTAGCTTGTAATATTTGTGTAAGGTCTGAGAAAGTTTCATTAGCGAATTCTTGAGCTTCTCTTACTTTGTCTACTTTGTTACGCATAAGATCAAGCTGCTTTTCAACATCGCCACCAGATTTTCTGACAGCATCGAAGTTGTCTTTCATTTTCTTGATCTCAGCATTTGAGACTCCGAGTTCCCTCAGTTGCTTAATTATATCGTCTAGCTCTTTCAATTATAAGTGGTATTATCTATATATAAATAGTTAAGGCCCGCTATTTGCGAGCCTTTGTTGTGTAAGAAGGTTTCCTTATAGCCGGACCTTTTGGCATCGACTTAGAAGGAGTACCTTTTTTATACTGTTTTGCCTCTTCTTCGTAGTAATCATTCATCTTTTTAAATGTAAAATTACGTAACCAAATTGGCATATTATAGACGGTATCGTAGTCATACCCGCCTTTCCCATGAAATACTATCTCATGAATCTGTGTAAACAGATTAACCCTATATTGCTGCGTCAGGCCAAAGAAAGGTAACCCCAATGGGAATGTTTACCCCCTCCTCTGGGCCGCCATCTGGGTAGAATGTTAAATCTACGTCCGGGTTTATTGTTTCTACATACTTTCTAAATTCTCTAGAATCTCTTGCTAGGAATTTGTTATCTACGAATTCTCTGATAGTTTTAGTATCTCCATTACCATTTACTGCGGTAATCATATACTTTAATCTAGTAGATAACTCTGGTGATGCTTCTTTATTGACTTTTTTCAGCCCAGTGATTTCTCGTGCAATATTAGATTCATCAGCATGTGTTAACAATTTAAATGTAATTTCATCTCCTGAGGTTGGTAATGTGTAGTTAAATTCATTTTTACGTTCTTTAAATAAAGAGTAATCAACTTCTTTTTCTTTTAGTCCTGTTAAATCGATTATCTCTTTAGTTCCAGCCCAATTGAATTCATAATCCTTACCGTAACCTAAAACCCTTGCAGCTACAAGGAGAGCGTTTTTATCCCCTATAAGAAGGTCGCTATACTTAATATCTTTATTGACAATAAGTGCTTGAAGTAGTTTATCTATTACTACTCCTCTTTCAATGTAATTTTGGTTTGTTAGAATATCTTCTTCTTTTGCAGTCATATATTTCATCTCTAACTTTCCGGATGCTAGAGGTGAATCTTCTGAATACAATAAGCCTTTTGAAGGTAATTCTACAATTTCGCTAGGAAATTTATTTGATTTTTCCATATACTTATTTAATTAAAACTAGTTCTAATAATAAATATACGAAGATAATACTTTGGAACCAACTATATTATTGTTTTTTTTGTTGTATTTGCCCATCCGATATGTTTTACGTATCCTTCATCAAAAATAGCAGCTTTGAATCCTAACTCACCATATTTTTTACTTATAGCTAATTCTGCTTCTAAAACAGATTTAGGTATATCAATTAAATGTTTAGGTACAACATTTTTAAAAGGTGCAATAGCTTTATAATCGCTATACCTTCTTAAACCTGGGTTAAAGCAAAAACCAGACCATCCTATATTGCTTTTAACATAGTAATACTTTAAGACAGCTAAAGGTTGATTATCTTCAAGATAAGTAGCAAAATGATGTTTACCTTCAATAGGGTTATCCATAGTATCATCTAGTTCTCTTAACCAAACAGTTATTAAGTCAGGATTATCATCCATTAATTTAAATGAATGTTCTATAAATGAATGTTTATAAAACTCCCAGTCATCTTCTAAATGAAAAATATAAGGCGTTTTAACAAGGTTATAAGCATCATCAATACTTTTTATCTGACCTTGTCTTTTATTATTAAATATAACAAAGTGATCATACTGTTCTAGTAAGGCTGGTAATAGTTTATCTGCTTGTTCATGAATAGATTCATCTCCGCTATCATCTATTACTATGAATTTAGATATAGGGTACGTATTATACTCATTAAAACTTTTTATAGTTTTAGATAATAAATCTAATCTACCACAACTGGTTAATACAACTGTTACTTCTCTCATATCAAAGGAGTTCCTCCATTTAATATATGAAATTCATCTAAGAATTCCAACTTTCTAGGTGCTCCTAAATGATCATATTTACCAAAGTTATTATCTATAAAATAAAATGTAGGTATATTTCTACTATTCAGGTATTGATATAAGAACATACAACATCCTATTCCACCAAATAATACATCTCTTTCATTAATTTTATATTGTTTATCTATAAATTTTGCAAAAAAAGTTTGAGTATTTCTGTATTCTTTGATAATATCTTTTTTTAAAGTATCATCATTAAAATACATTAACCCTAAATTATTTATAAAACTATTATCACCTTTCCAATACGGTAGTACATCTCCTATACCTTCTTTTTGCATTAATATTTTAGAATCTAAACAAGGCTTACAGTCAACCTTTACCTCAAAACCTACTTTATAATCTGAAGGAATAGATAATTCTTCTTTTATAAAAAGATCTCCGTCTGATATTATAAACTCTCCATCTATTATTTCAGCAGCATCAAATTTTAAATCGTCTAAAAAGATAAAGTCTTTTTTTGGTGCTGGGATTAATTGTACGTCTAGATCTTCAAAGAGAGGAAAGTTATAATCATCAGTAAATACTATCTTTTGATAAGAGGAAGGAGCTTCCTTAATAGCTTTTCTAAAAAGGAATTGAATATATTCGTGACTAGCTACAGTATTTTTATTAGGTTTACCTTTTTTAAACCTATCACTATAAGTCCAAACTAATTTCATATATAACTAAAAAAAAAGCCCGATAAAATCGAGCTATTTTTTCTACGGTAATTTCTAATTAATAATTTAATACGCAGTAATCCATCGCTACAGTTATTGTTAGCTCAGCAACGTCAGAAGTAGCCCAATCAAATGATCCTTGTGCCATATTTACTATAAATGCACCTTTGATTACCCACTCACTTACTACGTCACCTACAGGTCCTAATACGTTTAAAGTTAAGTCTTTTTTATAGAAATCTGAATACCCTGCTCTTCCTGTTACAGACTCATAAGAAAGTCTTGCCCAGTCCATTACCGCTTGAGCGCCAGAAGGTGTTATCGGATCATATAGAGTCATATCCATATTTTCCCAGTTTCTCTTACCTCTGATCTTTCGGTAAGTATTCATATGATCTAGTTTAACTTCTTCATCAGTGAAAGAAGGAGCCGTTACGTTTTTGATCATGAAGGATGGAATAGCATCAACATACATGATAAATCTATTCTGTACCTTCGGTTCAAAGGCTCTAAACATTATTTCGTTAGGATCTAGTACTGCCATTTTATGTTTTCTTTATTATAAATATCTACAAATTAAATTATGCTCCAAATGTTGCGCCTGTTGGCTCGATTGTAAAGTCTAGTACTACGAATTCAACTGTTTTAGCTGGTTGAATGAATACCTGTCCGATTAACTGGTTTCTATCAATCGTGTCAGGAGTATTGTTTGTGTCATCCATTACTACTCTGTAAGCAAAAAGACCTTGTCTTTGTACTACTGATTCTAAGTAAGGGTTAACTGTAGCTAAGAAACTATTTCTAGTTGCGATAGTATTTTGTTCGAATACTAATTGCTTAGCTGTATCTCCTAAGAATTTCTTAAGATCAATTAACAATCTTCTAACATTTACTCTGTCTAGAGCAGATTTTTTCTTTTGCAATGTTTTCTGACCAAATACTGAGATTCCACTTCCTGGGAATGTTGCAATTGGGTTAACATTTGCGTTGTATAAAGTATCTCTTTGAGATCTTGTAAGTTTTCTTTCTGCTTGAATTACATCTCCTAAACCACCTCTAGTTAAACCTGCTGGTGCAAACCATGGTGCTGCTGCACTATCAGTAAATGCATATACTCCTAGTATAATTACTGATGCTGGAATCCATACTGTTTTTCCATTAGATGATAAAGTTTGTAACCATGGCCAGTAAGTAGCAGTATATGAACTGTTAAGTGTTCCTGCAGTTCCTGTTACGTTAGCTACTGTTGCGCCATAATTCTGTACGTCAATAACAGCGATAGCGTCTCCTCTGCTCTCTGCTGTAGAGATAATTGAGTCTAATTGAGTCTTGTGATCTCCAAATTCATAAATCAATCCTGGGGCAGAAATTATATTATAAACGTACTCGTCTTGATTTCCTAAGATTGAAATTGCATCTGCATAACAAGCTCCTGTTAGACCTTGTGTATCTGTTCCGTTAATGTCACCGAAGTATTTATCTCTCGTGTTTCCACCTACTACATTATCACCAGTACCTCCGTGGAATGAACCTGATTGGTTACTTGGAAGAGATCCAGAGAATGAATTCCCTGATTCATCAGTACCAACTGTTAATCCATCATTACCTACATACTCTAATGTTTGTCTTGCTACACCAGATACTCTAATGTATTTAGATCTGTTTACATATTCACCTGTAGTTGTAATGTAATACTGTCCGTTATCTACAGCTTTTGACTTGCTTTGATTACCGATAACAGATTCGATATAGTTCTCAGAATTTGGATCTAATGATAAATCGTTCCAAGTTTCTAAGATAATTTTGTTCTTTGAGTTATCATCCCCACGTCTAATTAATAGACCGAATGTTCCAGCTACAGTATCTTGGTTGACAATCTCCCATCTTAAGTTATCAGAAGAACCTGATACTAATGAACCATCACTATTTTCGTCATACCCTACTTCATTATAAGTAGATCCTGTGATGTTGTTAAAGATTGCTCCTTTACCTAAAGTAGCTAGTGTGAATGGTGCTGCTCCAGCATCTGCTGCTGCTATGTCTGAGTTACTAGCAACGCCAAATGATCCTGTAACAACTCTAGTTACAAGCATTGAGGTACCACCTTGGTTAAAGTAAGATTTAACAGCAATAGAAGTAAGAAATTCTTGTTTTGTAGATCCAGAAGTAAATACTGTACCAAATATATTTTGATACTGTCCGTATGAAGTTACTTTGACTGGCTCTTCAACAGGTCCTTTTACAGTAGGTCCCAAAATTGCTGCCCCTGCTTCAATAGCTGCTGGTGCGATAAAAGAAATGTCATTTTCTCTCGCTAATACGCCTGGGGAAATTAATGTTTCTGCCATGTTTTGAAAATTATATTATTGAGTACTCTTATAAATATCGTCATTATACCTAAAACACTAATCTATATTTACGTTTAGGGTACAATAATAAATAGAGTAATTTTAGCGTAAACCTAATCTTGTGGGACGAAAACTTTTTTGTCAAGATCAAGCATTCCTTTACCGTACTTTTCCTCTAGTGACTTACCTACTTGAGATCCCATCTCAATGGTCTTATTATTAAATAGCTTGGCATTATCTTTTCTATTTTCTAAAGCTAATTCAGCTAAACCTATTTCAGCTAATTCGTTTCTTAAAGCAGCTTTACGATTTTTAATAATCTGTAGATTAGTAATGTCTTGCTCTTCTAAAGGTATTGATTTTTTTTGTTCTTCTTTTTTTGCCATTTTATATTGGGTTTTCTTTTGTTATTAATTTTTTAATTATCGTATTAC